CTTATTGCGTGATACACTTGGACTCCTTTCATATTGTCTCCTAGATTTCTCTATTTTTTTATCTAGGAAACTGTACCAGATTAAACTGCCATTTGTGTACCAATTTAAAATGCCATCTACACCACCTAAAACACCGATAATAATTAGTGATTCACCACAAAGGCACGAAAACACAAAAGGGAAAGAAGATTCTAACTGGGATGCGGGCCTAACTGGGAATGCGGGCATCCCTGCCCGCAACACGCACTTTAGTGGGTGTGTAAGAAGAATTCCAGCACTTAATTGCTGGAAGCGGGCAAGGATGCCCGCCTTCCCAGTTAAAGCTGGGCAAGGGTCAATAGCAGTTTAAATTTGTACAGAAATGAGAATTGAGAATTGAGAATTGAGAATTGAGAGTTTAGAATTGAGAATTGAGAATTGAGAATTGAGAGTTTAGAATTGAGAATTGAGAATTGAATGAATTTTTTAAATTATTTTATTCAAAATGGCACATTTTCAAGAAATTGGACTCTATAGTATATGAAGGAGAAAAAAAATAGTAGATTTAACTTTATAATAGAAAAGAGAAAATAAGATAAAAAACATAATTAATCCAAATAATGCAATAATTCTTTGTCAAAAGTAGAATATTATTTAAGGGGGGTAAGAATAAGTGAGAAATAAAAAAAGTTGGGTTGTGTGTGTTATAAGTGGGTTTGCTGGGATTATTAGTATTTTTAATTAATGAGAAAAAAGTGGAATTTCTTATAAATTCGTAGAAATAAATGAGAAAAGTAAAAAAGGCCTATCTTAGTTGAAAGTCTGCAAAAATAAATGAGAAAAACTAATATAGACCCTTAATAGTCTGCAAGATTAAATGAGAAAAATAACTAGGAAGAATAAATGTCTTGTATAATTTCGCAATCTAAGGCAATAGGAGTTACTTCTGGTAAACGAGCAAAAACTTCTTTGACTTCATCAACAAAGTCGATTATTACTAAATTCTTAACATATTTTTTTTTAGATAGTTCTATCAAAAGTTTATATACTTTTTCTTTATCACTTGGTTTCGCTCTAGAAATGAAGCTGAATAAATATATTCCTTCTTTACCATTTTTTTCTATCTTTTCTTTCAAGTCATCAAAATTAGTCTGAAAATCACTACCTCTTAAATCGAATGAGAAAATATTCTCATTTTTATTAGTAAATTTGTGTTTAAGGAAATAATCTGACATGCAGTCAATGTTTTCATAAGTAGATTCAAAATTACTGAAAGCCAATATTTTGTGGTTATCAGACTGAACTAAGGATGTAACATATTGTTTGAAATGGTATCTGTCCATTTTTTTCTCCTATTTTTTGTGTTATTAATTAACGGTATACTACAATATTTGAGGTTAATACATCTGGGTAACCAAAATGTTTGTTAGCTAAAAAATGTTGGATTTGTATTTTGTTAAGTTTAGCTTGAGGAAAATTAGGTCCGAGATACACTTGCAGTAATAATACTGGGAAGTCTCCATTATTTGTCATTTTCACAAAACTCTTTGGAACAACAACATCATTAATAATGTCCCACTCGAATTCTTTATCTTTTTTATCAGAGAGTTGCAACATTCTAATCTCTTCTTCATAACTGAACTCAAGTGGTTTAAAAAAACGTCCCCAAATGTCACTGTTTTTAAAGAAAAATCCAACTTTGCCATCAGAAATTCTTTTAGTGTATGAACTGAAGAGTTTTAATAAGTTAAGTTCAGGAATCAACTTAATTGATGAGGAATACTTAACCTTTTTGATAATATAAGAGTCATTTAGTTTTGTCTTATTTAATTTGAAAACTAAGCAAACACCACGACCATCATTTCCATATAATCTCCACATTACTAAATCATCAACTTTGTTTTTGGTAGAAAATGATGATATAAAACTTTGGTTAAAAGAGACATGATCTTGGTGTTGTAAATAATTGTCTTTTGGTATTTTATCATAGATAATGTTCTCAAAAAAATCAGCTTCTGTTTTATCATTCATACATAAAATATTTCCCATGTACATTTCTCCTGAAGAAATAAATTCTTTAAAGTAGCCAAAAGACATATATCTTCCCATAATTCGATCAGGTTCATCAAGTAGAAGATTAAAAAGGTCATTTTCCATTTTTTCATTTTTAAACTCTAAGTCAATTTGTTTATTAAGAACAAAATCTGTGATAGATAGTTTTTTAACAAATTCGATGATTTCAAGATTATCCTTAAAAATATCTTTTGAAAGTTCTTGTAGGTCCTTTAATAATGATTCGATGATAGTTATAAGAGAGGTCTTGCTTGGGATAGTTTCATTAATATTTTTTTTAACAATTTCCTCTAAAGCTATATCAGAAATTGTGGCTAAGCTATTCTTTGATTGATCAAAAAAAAATTGTTTTCCTGGACTAAAAATAAACAAATGTTTAAAAAAAGATGGATCAATTTTTTTTAGAACAGTCAAAGTTTTATTTACATCTTCAGGACCAGAACAACATTTAAATGAGGCCACAATAACAGAACCTTTCTTTAACACATGATCAAAGTGAAAATTCTTTACAACCAAATCGGAATAGAGGTTTAAATCTTCATCCTCGAATAAAGGAATTAAAACTTCCAAAGTATCATAACATACAGCATAAGGATTCTGCAAAATTATCTCCTATATAACCTAAAAAAGTAGTTATTTATAACTCCTAATTAAAAACTCTAAGACCCCTAACATAACGATGGAGGAGTACTGATTAATAAGAATAGGTTTGTAGTCATCATTGATTGGCATTAACCAGGAGCACTCGTTTTCATGGTCCAGCTTAAGTAATTTGAGGGTAATACCATCATCTAATCTGACAGCTACAATTCTGTTATCCATATCATCATAGTCATATATCTTATTAACTATAACGACATCGTTATGCTGTATCTCTGGACTCATGCTCCATCCATTTACCCTGAAGCAAAAAAAGTTTTCAGGATCACTGATCAGTTCAGTAGATACTAGTATTTTACCAAGAAGATCTGAATCTCTTACTTCTAAAGGATTACCTGCTGCAATTTCTCCAACTATTGGAAGCGAAACAACAGAAGAAGGATTATTAATGCTCTTGGCTTGTTCATCCTCTAGTTTTGATTTACCCAGGTCGATGTATTGTTTGAGTTTGTCGGCATTGAGTTCTGTTTTGTGTTTAGGTTTTTGATCTATTTCTTGGGATAAGAACATCTCCCCTTTACCTGAAAGAAGCCAGTTGATGTTTAGATTATAAAGTTTATTAAAGGAAACTAAGATGTCCGATTTAGGAATATTTTGATTATTTTCAATTTTACTTAACGCACCCTTACTTTTGCCTATAGCGGTCGCAAGTTCCTCTATAGTAAGGTTTAACGCCTTTCTAAACTCTTTAAATCGTAATCCTATCATAAGTTTTTGTTTCCTAAAGTAAATAATTTCTTGACAAGTTTCTTAAAGTAAACATTATTGTCCTATATGTGGACATCGTGAAGTAAAAAGTTAAAACCGTCAAGAAAAATAATTAAAGGAGATAAATATGAAGTATGAAGTAAGAGAAATAAGAGCTGCTATGACTGCGAATTCTTTATCTAATGATTTATTAACAGATTATATAAATCAGGAGACTGGAAAGGACCTGAAACCTGATAGTATTAGGAGAATTATCATGGGAGTTCGTAATAATGCAGAAGTTGAGAAAGTGATAGAAGATTTGCTTGGTCCTTGGATTGAAAGTCACAGAGAAGTCCTTAAAAACAAGATTATTGAAGGAGCTATGATACCAGAACATGTTGTTAATGAAAAAATAAGCAGAGGAGAGTAAGATGCTAGATTATAATGACAGTAAATATAATTCAGGTAAAAAGGTTATAATTGAAGATGATACAATTACAGAATTTATGCATAAGAAAGGTAGTATAGACATTTCAATAGTTAGATATATCATATTAGACAATGGTACACTAGGGATTGATCATATGCACAAGTTGTCCTGTATTGATGAAAAGGATGCTTTCAATGAGTTTTGTAAGATAAGAAGATGTGACTATGGAACTACCGTAAATTATTATCTTTGGGAACTTTTTAATAATAAAAGTATCATATTAAGTTCTCGATACCCCACAACTACAGCATGTTTTATGCTTGAAGGCATTCTTAATGAAGTGAAGAAGGTTGCAATCAAGAAGTTTATGGAAATGAACAATTTAGAATTCAAACCAGATCAATTACATTAGTAGGAGTAAGCCATGATAACCACCATAGTAATATTATCAATTATCTTAGTTTTGTTAGTGATGCACGACATATCTGGGATAGGTAAATCTTCTGATTTAGAGAGTAAGAATTTTGAACTCAAGGCTGATAACTACAGCTTAAAGAAGAAGAATAAAGAACTTAAGAATAAGCTTAGTTTAGCCAATCAGAACTTCAAAAGCCTTCAGGACTTAAGAAAGAGATGTTCATAGCCAATGGGGCTGGAAATAGCCCCACTACTATGAATATTAATAAGAGGCTAAATATGATTAATAAAATATTAGTAAGTAGTTCAACAAAGGAAATCCTCCTTGGTATATCACCGATGGGCTACTTACTTCCAAGCCTTAATTGGAGATGCTTATGTGGTTAACATATAAAGAATTGATAGCATTTTATGGATTTAGCAGAAGAACAGCTATTAATAAAAGAAACGAAGGTGAGTGGCCTGTTGCTGAGGTTAAGAACCCCAGAGGTGGAAGACCTGTTGTTTTTATGTTTGTAAAAGAAGCAAACCAAAGTGCAATTTTTGAAGATAATGGTGTAGATCGTTCCCAAATCCAATGTGCAACTTTTAATGTTGAAACAGAAGAAAGTCCAAAAATTTTTAGCCTCAAGAAGCAAAAAAATGAAAAAATGGCAGAGCCGGGTCTGCCAAAACTAGAAAATCAATGTGCAGAATTAGATAAAGCATTGAAAGATAAAGAGATTAACAATGTGCAATCAAAGTGCAATGTGCAAAGCAATGTGCAAATTGAAAATCAATGTGCAATTTTAAAACCAATGTGCAATGTGCAAAGCAAAGTGCAAAATGAAAATCAAAGTGCAAGTGGTTTTAGTGAAGAGAAGAACCACCCCGACTTGGAAATACCAAGCCACCCCTCTTCAAGAGGGGAATTAATGCCGACAGGGATGTCGGCGCTCCCATTAGATCCATTAAGATGGATACCTATTGATAGGGCTGTTGCTTTATCTGGTTTAAGTGAAAGAACTATATATAGAAGAATAGAGAGTAAAGAGCTGATTTCAATTACTGTTGCTGATAAGGTTAGCAAGACAAGGACTCTTATTTCAATAGATGGATTATCTGATATGGTTAAAAGAAGATGGGAGTTAGAAGTCTTAGATGGTAACAGAGCCTTAGGCGACTTGCTGGAAGCTGAGAAGAATGAATTTAATGTTCATTCTATGGCTGAGAGAGAGAAAGCCTGGCAAAGAAAAGCTATTATTGATAAGTATTTAGAATATAAAAAACAGGCTAAGCTAAGAGGTGAGAAACTTGGCCGAGCTGATCATGAGTTTGAGATTAAGCTTAATAAAGGTGAGATATTACCATTTATCCTGAAGAAGATGGATGTGGAGAGTATTTCAATTAAGACTGTTAAGAAGTGGGAGAAGAAGTATAGAGATTCAGGTGATTCAGCTTATCCAGTTAGTTTACTTGAGCAAAAAAGAGGTGTGGTAGGAAGAAAATCACAAGTCAGCAACCAAGTAAGAAAGTTAATTGAGAATGTATCAAAAGCCAGGATTAGCTGGGATAGTACTGAAGTAATGACTATTGTTAAAAACAAATTAGCTGAAAAGGGTTTAAAGCTTCAGATATCCCAGAGGACCTTATTCAATATAATGAAAGAGACCAGAGAAGATGTACTTGGTATGTCAGCTTTAGAAGGTCCTGAAGGGTATAAGAATAAAGCAAGGCCTCACACTATCAGAATCAATAACGCTTTGCCTGGGCAAATATGGGAGAGTGACGGTAAACATTCAAGTGTGCCTGTCTTTAGTCCATTTTATAGAGAAAAGGCTGAATACAGCGTAATTTTTAAGCCTGTAGTGGTTTGGTGGATTGATATAGCCACAAAAGCTATAACTGGCTGTGCAGTGGGTAAAACAGAAACTGGTAACTTAGTCAGAAATGCTTTGCGAGATGGAATTGAACATTTTGGACTACCTGAGCATATCAGAACTGATAATGCTAAATCATATAGGAATATAGCCTTTGCACCTGAAGAGTTTATTTATAAAAAAAGAAATACTAAGGGTAAACAGAGGGCACAGGCTATGCTTGATTCAGGTGATTTAGGTATGTATAAGAATATTGGGATTAAAGAGTATCATTTCACTATACCAAAGAACTCAGAATCGAAGATGATAGAGCCATTTTGGAAGTGGTGTTTTAGTAGGTTTGAAGATAAGTTCCCTGTCTATTTTGGTAGGAAACCTGAGGAAAGAGAAGAAATGCTCAAAATGACCAACAGGGAGCTTTGTGTTAAATTTAGTGATGCTATACCTACATTAGAAGAATTTGAAGAACTATTAAAAGGTTTTATCCACATGTGGAATACTTCAACTGAGTTATGTACAATTAACAGGAATATCGAAGGCAAGGTTTTATCTCCAATAGAAGCTTATAATCTTAAAGACAAGGTAGTTCCATCACAAGCCACTTTAGATAGGTATATGAGAGATCCATATCTTAAGGAAGTAAAGGTTCATAGAGATGGTATTTATGTAGGTGGTATCTATTACAGACATGCAATTTTTGCCAGCTTAATAGGTAAGAAAATCCTCTATTATTATGATGAGAGAAATATCTGGAGTGTTAAGATAGCATCTACAATGGGAGAATATTATGATGAACCTGCCAGGGCTTTTGTAGCAGGTTATCAATATGATGATGATATGACTTCCTTAAGAGATACTAGAAGATATGAGAAGCATGGTATTGGGTATTATTTAGCTTTAAGAGCTACTGGAGCTAAGAGTATGAAAGAGGTTCAAAAGGTATTAAAAGCTCCAGTTGAAGAACTTATAGCTGATCAGGATCGACTACATACTAAGCAGAAGGATAGTTACACTTCTTTAGACTACAAGCCAAGAGATAAGAAAACCGAACTATTACCTGAAAACGAGATAATTGTTACTGAAGAAGAAGTTATTAATGCTCAAGTTGTTGAGCAAGAATATATAAGTAAAGAAGATAAAGAATTAGAAGAAATTAGAAAACAAATCGAAGAATTAGACAATCAAGAAGAAGAAGAAGAAGACCAGGAGTGGGAGCAAGCTTTTAAGCAAGCTGGTCTGAACTAAAGGAGTAAAAATGAAAAATTTATTAATTGAAACAAAAAACGTAGTTAAGGCTAATCAAATTATCAAAGAGATATGTAGCCGAAATGGGGGCGATTTAGTAGTTTTTTATGGTTTTACAGGTACTGGTAAAAGCCAACTTGCTTTGAAGAATTTTCCTAAAAATGACTGGGGATATTATCGAATTGAAACCAAAGAATCAGGTAGAAGTTTCTTAAGAGAGATTTATAGGACATTGAACTTTATTCTTACTGGTAATGATATCATTCCTAGGGGTTACTCTTCAGAAATAGCGAAAGAATGTATCAGGTTGTTTGAAGAGATTAGTTTAAGAAGATCTGCTTCAGGTATGCCACCTTTTGTGTTTTTTATAGATGAAGTTAATGTAGCTTTTAAATTCAGGAAGTGGGATATCGTTGAGCTGTTAAGAGACTTCAGAGATAAGGCTGGTGCTAAAATAGTGATGATTGGAGAGGAAGATACCAAGAAGAAAATTGAAAGCTACGATTCTCACTTCTCAGGAAGGATTACTAACTACTGTCCTTTTGATATCCTTACCAGAGAAGATATAATCAGCATTATTGGTAAGACTATGGAAGTTGAAGCTGACCCTGAGGTTTATAGACGAATGATTGAGGAGATGAGAGGTAATTTACACAATTTAGAAAGCTACATTAAGAAATTTGAGATTTTGGCTAAGAGTGAGAACTTAGGTAGAATCACTAAAGAAGATATTAAAAAATACAATTTTAAGTTCAATAGAGGGTAATCAATGACACGAAATGAGAGATTAATCAATAACTATATATATCAAATAAGGGAGAGTTTTAGTGTTCAACAAGTTATTGAGCACACTGGTGTTCCAAAAACATCTTGCCATAGAGTTCTTAAAAATTGGGAGAACGAAGGTAAGATTAAAAGGGTAAGTGTCTCATCACACCCAGTACTCTACAGATATAATTATCAGACTTCTACAGTAAGATTAAGTCCTGAAGGTAGTAGATATGCTGAGGTAGAAGATAAGGCAAAGGAATTAGGAGTTAGTACACGTACTGTTTATAGGATTGAGAAGGGGAAAGTTGCAATGAAAGATGATCCTAGTAGGGTCTATAGGAGGCAACTGGTTAAAGTAGTAAGGATGCTAACTTTAAGAAAACAAGCTACTGTTAGTGAAATAACTGACGCTGTTGGAGGAAGTTCAGGACGTGCAAATGATATAATTAGTGAACTTGAGAATATGGGTTATTTAGAAAAGAAGGGAGAAAGATACAATTTTATCGAAAATAGGAGGATATCATAATGAAAAATGCAATGAATGCCTGCAGGGATGCAGGCGTTCCCAGTGGAATGAGTGCTAAACAAGAAGCTTATGCTAAAAGCTTGAGACAGCATATAATGATAAGCAGTAAGAAGCAACACAATTGGAGCAATGAAGAATTTCATGACATGTTGAAGTCCTGGGGATTCGGTAGTTCTTTAAGAAAGCTAACAATTCAGCAACTTCAGACTGTGCTGAGGATTGTTAAGGGAGACGAAAATCCTAAGCAGAAAGAAGTTTCTCCAAGAGAAAAATACGGAATTGGTAGGTTTGATAAACAAGGTGATTATGTATGGAGTTTAATCCAACAGGTTGGTTGGACTAATGATAGATTTAGGAAGTTTATTGGAAAGCATTATCAGACTGTACATTGGAATGCTTTAGAACCTAAAGAAAGGAGTGGTTGTATTGCTATGCTTAAGAATTATTTGAAGAAAGTGGAGAGGAATCTATCCACTAATTACACAAATTACACTAAGAATAAAGAAGGAGAAAAAAGATGAGTAGAGAATTATTTGGAAAAAGCAAAATTAATGGCGGAGATGAAAGGAAGATGCCGACAGGGATGTCGGCGCTCCCAGTGGAGATGACACCAGAAGAGAGATTTAAGGCTGTTGAAGTAATGAAAGGCAGGTTAGAAGAAGACTTTATTAGCCTAGGAGAGATACTTTCTGAGATAAAGAGCAAACGCATATTCAAGATTAAAGGTTATAAGAACTTTAGAGATTTTGTAGAGATTGAACATAACCTGCCTGCAAGTGTTGCTAATAAGTTAGTTAAGATTTATGATTACTTTATTAAAGATATGGGCATTGATTCTGCTACAGTTCAGGAGATAGGTTTGGATAGATTGAATACTATTCATCCTCTTATTAAAGATTCTGATTATGTAGTCCAGGAGGAGTGGTTAAAACAAGCTGAAGAACTATCTCAACAAGAGCTTAGTGAGAAGGTGAAGGAGATAAGAGTTAAGAAAAAAGAGGATTCTAAGACATTAAAAGATGTCTTAGTTGAGCAGTTTATTGATAACATGAAAGGTTACTTTAATTGTTCTGGGAAAGAACTTAACTATAAATTAGCACTCTACTTCCAGGATATGGATTTAGACAAAATTAATGAGGTGATAAGAGAGAAGCAGAGAAGATTTGAAGAGCAAATTGCGGAGGGTAAATAGATGGCAGAAGTAAGAGTTGATGGAAGAACTAAATTATGGATAAATCCTGATGGCTATGAAGTACCAATCAGGTATATAGATAAAGATGATCAGAATAGAGACAAGCTAGTAACTGAAGTCTTTAGTGATGTTGATAAGCTGGTAAGTGATTTAACTTCATTCAAAAGCAAACTAGCAAAAATGGTAGATGATTACCTAGATTCCTTAGCTCATAAACATAATGAGAAGTGGAAAGGTAATGCTGTTATAATGGACTTTGCTGAGAAACATAGAATTGATGTTAGTATTAGTGATAAAATTAGCTTTGATAATAAGCTACAGATTGCTAAATCTAAGATTGATAACTATATCAAAAGCTTAGTGAAGAATGCAGGTAAAGAGATTGTTATGCTTATAAACAAGGCCTTTAATGTAGATAAAAAGGGAAATGTTGATGTAAAACAGATTCTATCCCTTAGGACATTGAAGATTGAACATCCTGAATGGCAAGAAGCAATGGATCTAATCTCTGAAGCTATCAGAATTGATTCTACTAAGCGATATTTTAACTTCAAAGAAAAGCAAGAAGATGGGAGCTGGAAATCAATTACTTTGAATTTTTCAGCACTTTAGGGAAAGAACCACCCCGTCTTGGAAATACCAAGCCACCCCTCCATAGAGGGGAATTGAGGATGCCGGCAGGGATGCCGGCGCTCCCAGTGAGGAGGGCAAATGAATCCGGATAAAAAGCGTGTGGGGTGTATGGTGCCTCTTTGTCAGGAGAGTTGGTGCAGTACTAAGAGAAAGAGGTTCTGTGCCCTCAGACGCTGTTTTTTGGAGCATCAAAAGCAGGTACGTAAAGCTGTGGCAGGTAATGTAGAACTTTATCACTATGTGTACTACTGGAGAAAAAAGAAGTGAATAAGAAGTATAAGAAAATAAGAGTTAGGATTAAAGAACTTAAAGGCAGTGGGTTTCGGTTAAAAGACTGCTTTAAAATTGTAGCAGGGGAATTCTTTTTATCTGAAGCAAGAGTGGCTGATATTTGGAGATTTAAGAAGAGTTGAAGTTTAAAGAGCTTTTACACTAATTAGCACGAATTTTAACTAATTACACGAATTGGGAGATGTAATGAAAGATAGAGAAGAAATATTAATGCAGGCTATAAGGCTACATAAGATTAATGTTGATAGGTTTAAAAGGTTAGTAGCAGTTCATGAAAGAGATTTGAATGAAGCTGAAGCTGCTTTGAAGAGGTTGAATGAAGAGAAGAATTTCACACGAAGACACGAAGACACGAAGAAAATGAATAGTGAAAAATGAAAAGTGAAAAATGAAAAGTGAAAAATTGAGGTATTGCTTCGCAATGATGATTTTAAAGAAAGAAATAGCCACCGAAAACACTGAAAACACCGAAAAGAAGAAATAAGACATGACTACCAAAGAGAAGATTAACCTGATATATAAGGAATTGATAGAGATTGTGGGGCTTGAAATCCTGGAAGTCAAGACCCTGCAATTTCTGCAAAGGTTGAAGAAGAAACACGAGGAAGCACCCCCTGTGTCCCCCTCGCAAAGAGGAATAAGTGTAGATATTTATCAACAGATAGTGGAAGAACTTAACCAAAAGACAGGGAAACAATATCGCTGGAATACTACCGAAACAAAAGCTTTAATAAGAGCCAGGTTAAATGATGGCTTTAGTCCTGAAGACTTTAAAAAGGTGATATTTATTAAATCAAAACAATGGCTTGGAGATGAGAAGTTTACTCCTTACTTGCGACCTAAGACTTTGTTTAGTAGTAAATTTGAGGGATATTTGCAAGAATGGTATTCTTACCAGAAGAAACTTGATCAGCAAAAAGCTGAGTTTGATAGAGCTAAGAGGATTGAGAGAGGACTTCCTGATGAAACTATTACTCAGGAAGATTTGAAAAAACAAGAAGAGTGGAGAGAACTAAGTAAGAAGCTTTTAGCTAAAGCTAGCGATGAAGATTATAAGGCTTTTTATAAGCAGTTAAAGCCACCTTTTAAAGACATGGCCTACAAGAGAGGACTGGATGATAACCTAGTGCGGAATTTGTTTGTGCAGTGGTTGAAGATGAATCTATCTACGGATTGTACAGTTAACACGAAGAAGGAGGAGGAGAAGTGACGACTAAAGAGAAGATAGTAAGAAAATCAATAGCCTATAATGAAAAGAGAATAAAAGCAATAGATGAAATATTAGATGCTAATCCTCTACACGATATATGCGACATTAGAATTGAAGCTCAATCTCTTTTGAAAGAGTGGAAGGCTTCTGATTCTCAAACAAAACGGAAAGAAATAGATGATAAGATATGTAAATTAGCAAAGAGAGAAAAAGAGCTTTTTAAACTGGCTAAGAGGCAGCAAAGAGATTCGGTTAAGCTTATCCATGAAAAGAGTACGCTTTCTTTTGAGCTTGCTGACCTATATAATGAATTATATCATATTAAAAGGAAAAAGAGATGAAAAGAGAATTAACAGAGTTACAAAAACAACTTCTATCTAATAAAAAAGCACCTAAAAAAGAACAAACACTTTGCCAACATGAGTGGGCATTCAAAGAGTGTAAGAAAGACCTGAAGTATCTAGATGATGATAATGCTCCTGAAAAGATAGTGGCCGAATATAGCAGGATAGACATGTATTTTTGTAAAAAGTGCCTAAAAGAGAAAGTAGTTAGTAAAAGAGAGATAGTGCCAGTTGGCGAGGATTTGAAGGCTGTAGAGCCTGAGTGGTATTAGGAACTACTCCCTATGCCTCTTTAATAAAGGGGTATATGAAGTGGTTTTGATAAAAGACTGCTATTATAATCGTTCTTTAGAAAATTCTTGTTTAGAATAAGTAATAAGTTAAATGATACAATATTAGCCATATTACAAAGAAAATCAATGTATATTGTTAATAAAAACACATTTAAAAATAAATTTTCTTGACAATTTCAGAATGGATTATATTTTACAGGAAAAAATTAGGAGTTCTTATGGTGCAAGCAAAAGAATATTGGTATGACAAAAGAATTACTTTAACTGTTGATAATCTAAGATTATGGACAGACAATCCCAGATTTGATGAACCCGACCTTGAAACAACTCGCGATTTCGCAAGAGCCATAGCGGGAAATCAAATTGATAAAAGAAGTTTTTTTGAACTCATAAAATCAATTGTTCAGAAAGGATTTATTAATATTGAACCGATTGTTGTGTTTAAAGATTATAATAAAGATAAGTATTATGTAGCAGAAGGTAATCGTAGAGTTTTAGCATTGAAACTTCTTAGAAATCCGAAAAGTGCTCCGAAGAGTATAAGAAGTTTTATTTCATCAGCCTCTGAGAAAATTAATATTGAATCTATAAAGAAAATTAAAGTAATTGTCGCTCCTTCACTTAAGGATACACAATGGTATATTGGACAGAGAAATAATATCTCGGCAATTAAGCAATCTTGGACTAGACTGCAACAATGTAGGTGGATTGCTGAGTTAGCAAAAGAATTCGATTTTGATATTGAAAAAATGAAAGAAACAGTTCAAATGCCTACTTCAGAAATCATTAGATTCTTAAGGATTAACACATTTATCAAACTTTTAGATATAGACATCATAAGAGAAGTAATAGATCCTGAAGAAATTTCCATGATGCAATCCAGAAATTTTCCAGTAAGTATTATAGAAAGATTCTTTGACTCAAACCAAGTGCAGACGAAGTGGGGAATTAAATTTTATGGAACCCATATCTATATTTCTAACCTAGCTGAGTTTTTATTATCTTATTCTGTTTTGTTGAAAAGAATTCTTAAGCCAGGAAGAGATTTAATAAAAATTGACACAAGAACAATAACCTCAAATATCGATGACATTATAAATAGCTTACCATCAATTAATATTGATGATAAAGAAGCAAATTATAATTTAAACGTACTAAACGATCCAATTTTCGAGAATGATATAGATATAGATATAGATAACCTTGATGATAGTACTAGTAATCAAGAAGATATAACTGAAACCCAAAACGAGGGACTACCTCAAACAACACAGGAAACAGAACCAGAAGCATCTTCTAGTTCATATAAAAATAGGTTGCATGATATTAAAAGGAACAGATTAGTTCCTGATAATATAATTATAAATACCACGAATCCTAGAGTTAGGGATTTATTCAGAGAATTAAGTCAAAATCCAGTAAAGAATAGAGAGAATATTATTGCCTGTGCATTAAGAGCGTTACTTGACCTTGTGGTTCTTGATTATTTAAAGAGTAATAAGCTAATACCACAGTTAATTAGTAAACATAATAATAGAGATTTAAAACATATTGGATTACAAGCAAGAATAGAATTTATTAAGAAACTAAAAAATTATGAAAAAAAGATTGATAATATATTTACTGGATTACTTACACCTGGAAATGATTTTTCTTTGAATTCACTTCATGCTTATCTTCATAGTGAAGAAACACATTCTGTCAGTTGTGGAAGACTAATCCGTTTCTTTGATTTTCTTTTTCCTCTTTTTGAAGAAATGTTAGACTTAACAGTATTAAGAGATTAATGTCATATTCTCCCTTACGTTATCCTGGTGGAAAAAATAAGCTTTCTGCTTTCATTGGTCAGTTATGCGTAGATAACGGCATACATTCCCATTATATTGAGCCATTTGCAGGTGGTGCTTCAGTAGCATTATTCTTACTAATAGAAGGGTTTGTCGAGAAAATCACCATAAATGATAAAGATAGGTCGATTTATGCCCTATGGTATTCAATATTGAATCATACAGATATATTATGTGATTTAATTAGATTCTGTCCAATTTCTATTGAGTATTGGAAAGTTCAGAAGAAAATTCAGAAAAATAAAACTAAAGCAGATTTATTAGAGTTAGGCTTTTCAACACTCTATCTTAACAGAACTAATAGATCTGGAATAATAGAAGCTGGAGTCATAGGTGGTCTAGAGCAAACTGGAAACTATAAAATGGATTGTAGATTCAATAAAACTGCTTTGATAGAAAAAATAAAAAAAATAGCTGAATATAAGGATCATATATCTTTAACGAATCTTGATGTCTTAGATTTATTACAACATGACTCAATAATAAACACTTCTAACGGACTAATTTATTTTGATCCTCCATATTATCAAAAAGGTAGTACATTATATATGAATCATTATAAGAAAGGAGATCATTCAATATTAGCTGATAGGATTAAAGATGTCTCGTTATTAAATTGGGTTGTGTCTTATGATAATGTAGATGCGATTAGACGTTTATACTCTGATCTGCCTTCCAGTGAATTCTCATTTAGACATACTGCTTATGAGAGTAGAGTTGGCAAAGAAATCTTATTTTTTGATAAAAGGTTAAAAATTGAATCACTTCCTTCATTAAACCCAATGCATTACAAGTATGATGGCAAACAGAAAATAATCGATTGTATTTAACTTTGAAAATAATAAATGGTAAATGATTAATTTGCAATATCTAATTACTTGAGTATAATATAAATAGAAGCACCGAGAGAGCTTAATCCTCGTTTGATTGGTGTGGAAAGCCTAGAAGTGATTAAGACTTTACGGGTCCATGAAATTGGAAGCACAGCCAGAGCTTATACTTGTTTAAGCTGTGTGGACGCTGAGGTTGATAAGTAAACCACGAGCATCTTGACTGATGGGGCTAACCCTGAGGCGACGTTTGTTGATTCGTGGCGTGTTAGCGTCTTAATATTAACATAGAAGTGGAGAGAGAGCTTAATCCTCGTTTGATCAAAGCGGAAACTATGATATGATTAAGGTATCTGATAGACCATAAAAAAGGGAACACGATGTGCTCCCTTTTTCTTTTTACTCATTTCAATAAATAGCCCATTCTCTGCTTGTTCATGTATTTAGCATTAGCATCAAAGAAGTTAAAGTATTCTATGTTTCCTTCTTGGTTGATATAGGTAATAACACAGATGTTATCACTATATTTTTTGAGGTAATAGGTTCTGAAGACTTTAGTGCTGTTGTTGTTATGTTTCCAGATTTCATCAGGATTTTGAACAACATCATCAATAGTATTCATGTATTTTAAGCGACTTGCTACTTCCTTTAGAGGTTTGTTTTCGAAATGCTTAACTGCTTTTGTACTGAGATAAACATCAGTATTAGTTGAATCTTTTAAGTGTCTATCCCCCAAGAAGTTTTTATAATCCTCTAGCAATTCATCTTTAGTTTTACCATCTGTATCATAGAGTTTTGGCAGTTTGTTCTCTGGCATATCTTTCCAATCTTTAAGCTTTAAATCCTTGTAGGTATTAGCATATAAATCTGGACAATGCTTTTTACCTGAGTTGAAGATATGTAAACGCTTGCTTCTGATAGACATTTCCGGGTATAAAATAGAGATGTTTTTAGCATCATCACAGCTTAGCCAGTCTCCAAAGAGAGAATTGTCTTTGCCTACATTGCGTTTAAATTCTTCTTTAACATTAGAATCAGGAGGAACATCTCTCTTGAGTCCAGGGTCACCGTTTGCTTCTTCTTCAGTTAGTTGTTCTTTACCACATCTACAACCCCAGCCATTAGGAGGATAATACTCATCCCAGAAAGGATCATCTACATGTCTGACTATACCATCTAAGGCTCTATGTTCATCTCTCACAGCATCATCTTGCATAGTAACATAACGGAGATAAGGGAAGATTTCTTTAGTGTCCTGGATATCTTTCCATTCTGCAGATGCACGAGCTGATTTAATAGCTTGTTGGAAGTTAGTTCTCAAGTGATAAGGATTATCAGGTTCAAAACCTTTTAGTTTTAGATTTTCCTGAAACTCTTGAAATGTAGTACCTTGAGTAAAGGCTTTTTCCGCTTCGGACTTAATCATGTCAAGCATGGATTGAGAAGTAACTCCTGCTACGATAAAGGTTTCTGCTCTGAATGCATGGAGGGCTTTGGTGTCTTCCAGAGTCCAGTCTATTTCGAAGTTGAAGTCAACCCCTAAATCCCCTAAAGGGGACTTTGAAGAGACCTCACACGAAGGCACGAAGGCACGAAGAGGGGAATTAAGAGAAGATGCGGGCTGGAAGCCCACGTTCCCAGTTAAGGAAGAGGAAGCTTTCTTCTTTAGAGAAGCTTTTCTTAGCTTATAGTATTCTTTAAGAAGTGTTTGATACATCTCATTAGCATAGGTTAAATAGAGGTCTTTAGGATAAGACATATTTTCAATATCTTTGAATGATTTAGCTTCTTTGATTTGAGATTTGATTTTCTTTAGCTGTTTGAGGGAAGCCCCTAAATCCCCAGCCCCTAAATCCCCTGAAGGGGACTTTGAAGATATACAGTCAGTTGAACTGCCTGTGCGGGCAGGGATGCCCGCGTTCCCAGTTATGGCGGCAGGGAAGCCCGTGTTCCCAGTTATGCCGACAGGGATGTCAGCGATCCCAGTGGAGCCAACCCCAACCCTATTCTGAAAAGGGAAGAGCTGAGATGCAACCTCCTTTAGTTTTGCACCAGATTTTGGTACAGGGATGCCATAAGTGGTGTACCAGTAATCAGGTTCAATTTCGATGATATTGTTTAGTTGGGTATCAATGTTTATCTTAGTATTTAAATCAACATGTTCAGGGATAGTAAGAGTTATTTTAATATCTGAGTCTGTGAAGTTTAATCTGTTTAACCTGGAGCAGATATAAGAGATATACTTAGAACAGTCTCTGATGTCAGCCTGGAGGATATCTTGTCTGACCATGTTATGAACCTTAGCTTGAGCATAGGATCCTGTCTTTTCTGTATTAGTGGTGAGGGTTTGGCCAAGTATTCTTTTAGAGATAGATTTTTTACAGAAGTCTAAAAGAGTTGAGTAGAGATTAGCATTTGCTGAAGCATTTTTGAAGTCTGCGAACTCGATGAGAGTATTCTCAGAGATAACAGCTCCTAAGTCTGTACCCAGGTTCTTTACCATAGACTTGAGTAGGTTCTTCTCTTCAGGAGTTGAACCTGGTTTATACTTTCCAATTCTGATAGGTTTTCCATAAGTTTCAACAAAGGAAGCCCAGTTGTTGAGAGCAAAGGAAAAGAAAGTGTAATATTTGATGATAGACTCATAGACAGAGAAATTTTGATATAGACGCACAAATCGGTCATCAGACAGCGTTTTCTTCTCATCTTCGACATACAAGACCAATTCAGATTTTTCAGCCCTTAAATCAAGGTTTTTGTATTCTATGAACTTGTCTATGGTGTAGAGGTTGTTTTCCAGCTTAAAGGCAATCTGGCGAAAGAGAGAACCTGTAAGCTTGAGATCAGTTGCCTGGTCTATGAGGACCGGGAAGAAGTTATCTAAAAAGGCTGTAAAGAAGTCTTTTTGTTGTTGAGAGATATCTTCAGGGAGAGTGTAAGAAGCAGATTTAAGGGCTTCAACTCTGACATCAGTATCTCCAGCCAGGTTGTCATCGAGCTTGTAGAGTCTGTCGTATAAGCTGTTAAGGTGTTTTAATCTGCCATTATGGGCATTATATAGAGCTAAAGCCATTTCTGAAGGAGTGATTTTAGCTGACCAAAGAGGTTTTTCTTCCTCAATTTTAGTTTGGGTTAAGATGGTTGTTGATGTTTTTTTAAATAAATCAAGTATATTCATTTTTTTCTCCTTTAATATTTTAAGAGCTTTTACACGAATTAACGCGAATTTAAGCGAATTAACACGAATTAATGCGGGCAAGATGCCCACGTCCCCAGTTAATTAAGATGCCGACAGGGATGTCGGCGCTCCCAGTAGTGTTACCAGACATCAGAAAATTGAGTGGCCAGACTTGTTTCAACTGTTTCATAGCTTTCTTCTTGAGAGTTAATTCTAAGGCAATTTACTCCTCCTGCTAAGGCATCAGGACCGTCATCGTTAGGATAATCAGGGAAGCCGAGTAATTGGTCTTCCAGTAGTTGTGTTTCTGCTGTTTTTTGTTTAGGAAAGAGAAGCCAGCCCCACTCGAAGTAAGGTTCAAGTCTTTCAATTCTAAGTTCTTTCTTCTCTTTGTTTTCAACTCCTGAAAGAGGTAGCATATAACCCATAACAAGAGCAATATCAGGGATGTAGTCCCAGATAACCTTTTGCCAGAAGTTGGACTCCATATAAAGACGGGCATTGTATCTACTATGAACAGAATAGAGGTATTTAAGCATTTCTGTAATAGAAGCTTTTCTTAAGTAGCATTCAAGTAGATAATAGTGTTTTTTATAGAAGCCAATAGTCATGGAGGCTTTGTAGTCTGAAGTAGATTTTTCACCTAAAGAAGGGTCTGTGTAGTTAACTATTTTCTCAAAGGTGATGTTTTCGATATCTTCAGGTGAGTAATATCTAAACCAGGCTTCTTTGAACTTAAGGCCTTCGACTACTGGATTCATCCTAAAGTGGCGTTCATAACCAAAACGACCGATAGTCTGATAGATTTTGATCAGTTGTTCTTTGGTATGTTTTTCTGGCCATGTTGGATTAAAGTGACCATCATCAACTTTGAAGATAAGCATCTTACGACCAGAGAGATCTCCTGTTTCTGTTGATTTCTTAAAGAGATTTAAAGCTGATTTTTGGTGAGTAAGATTACCAAGCCAGATGATATAGCCTTGGCCATCTTCCAAAGCACCATAAGCTTCTTCAGTAACAAATTGAAGTTTCTCCTTAGCAATTCTTTCATTAAAAGATAGGTGGTCTTCTAAGTCATCGATGTCTATATAGTCAGGTCTGTGAGTCATATTGATAATACCACGAACTCCTGATTTATAACCAAGTGCTATGAAACGACAACCAGTTTTAATAGTAAAATCAGACTCTGAAGATGTTGATGCTAGGAGTTCTCCGAAGTCTTGCTTTATTCTTTCATTAAAGAGGAATTCAGCTCTAATAGCTGCAGTTCTTTCAGCTGCTTTGTCATCAGATTTAGCAATCTTGACATTAAAGAATATTTCTTCCTTAAGAGCTTTCCAGATAGGTTTGATAATAGATAACTGAGTTGTTTTACCCATACCTCTAAAGCCAGCAATAGCTGTAATTTGACCCAGTACTTCTGTTTCTTCATGAGCTATTTTATGAGGAGTTCCTGACTTACAGCGGATATAGTGAGGAAAATAGGTTTCAGCAAAGAAAAAGAAGTCTTTTTTAGCTTTATCAATTCTCTTTGCTTTAGCTACTTTATCGTTAGGCAGAGGTGTAGAGAACTTCTTAATATTAGAGATTAAGAGCTCGAGTTTCTTATCAAATTCTTTTACTGTAATTTGCTTATTCATCAGACATCCTGAAGTTGTTACCTGAAGCATATTTTCGTCTTAGATCATCTGAAATTTCTCTAAGATACTTGCCCCAGAGCATAAGAAAATCTTCATCTCTTATTTTATTCTGAATGCAATGAGTAATGTCTTCTAACATATTAAAGATGTTGGAAAGCATCATCTTTTCAGGAGATAGTTTCTCTGCTATTTTAGAAATCTTTGCCAGAGCATCAGCTGTTTTAGGGTCTGTTAACTTTCCTTCTTTCATAGCTTTATTCATTTCAGAAAAAAGAGATTTGGTCATTTCGATAGTTAAGCCAATGGTACCTGAAGCCCTGATTGCCTTATCCCATTCATGTTTCTTTTTCCAAGCATAGATTGTCTGCTGAGAGACTTTTAGAATAGTAGCAATCTCGTTTATTGGCTTACCTTCCATGATGTAGAGTCTTTCAGCTTGTTCTTTTACAATACGTTTATGAGCCATTGAACTTACTCCTTATCTTATTATCGTAGTATTTGTTAATAATATTTGAGATTTGATTTTCATCTTCAGGACTTATAAACAAATAAGGTCTTGCAGGTATTTTAACAGACTTCTGGAGCTTATAGAGAGCCTCTACTTTATCCTTTCCCAGGTTTCTGAAGATGATGCCTTTCCGAATGAATGTATCCTCCCATTCAAGAGGCCTTTTAACCTTAGCTGCAGGTGTTAGAGGTATTGCTAAGTATTTTGCTCTTTTAGGGGTGATTGTCCCTCCTTCCTGGTGTATTCTGGCATAAGTAACATTGGTGCCAACCACAACAGAATTACCACGGATAACGTAAGATATTGAGTTTAGAAGATTACCACTATCAGTTAGAGTAGCCTTGTTTTTAAGCTTATTGGGAGTAGCAGGAGTTATTTTATTTTGTCTTATCCTAGACTTGATGTTCCTGGTAATTACTTGGCCAATTGCTTTTAAGAGTTGTTGATCTTGAATCATAGCCAGTCTCCAAAATAGACTTCTTTAGAAGTGATATCATCCTCCAGGGTGTCTTCTTTCATGATTAGAATTTGACCTTTCTGAATTTTAACCAAATCTTTTAAAGCTTGTTTCTCTTGTTCTTTAACTGCTTCTGGGATGTCATTAGAAGCAAAAAGTCTGTAGCATTCTGCTTTTGATAAGATTATGCAGAGTCTGTTAATTATAGCATTTGAACCAGGTAAAGGCAGTTGGTACCTAACCTGAAGAAAACTATCAATATAGCTTGATTGGTCTTCTAACATCATAGTAAGTTGCTCATCTGTAATGTCTTGTAAGAGTAAGTCTTTCTTAGAGCCGAAAGAGTCTTTTAAATTTTCAATTGTACCGTACATTTATCCCTCCTTGGGAAATTAAAAATTAAAAATTAAGAATTAAAAATTAAGGTATCGCTTTGCGATGATATTTAAGATGCGGGCTGGAAGCCCACGTTCCCAGTTAATGAAGATGCCGACAGGGATGTCGGCGCTCCCAGTGGTGTTCCCAGTGTTAAGATTCATCATGAATAAAGTTTACCTGGTAGGTTATAAATCCAGGGAAGATAGCAAGTCTTCTAAAGCCATTAAAGTATAAGAATCCCTTAGCGAAGCTTCTTTTATTAAGTGACTTACGCATATCATCAATAATATTAAAGATTGCTGTTGGTTTCTTACCTTTTATATGATTTGTAGAGACATAAACAGCTACAGTAGTCTTGATGGTGTTTTGTCTGCCATTTGGATTAGGGTCAGCATCAGAAAGTTCTACAAAAGCAGAAGGAGGAAATAGAGTATATTCACTAATGTTATCATACTGCCCTTCATAAGGTTCTACCTGCTTAAATAGTTTCCCTTCCTCTGTTTCCAAGTCTTTCAATTTTACGATTAATTCTTCTAATAAAGTACTTAGCATTATTGCTCCTTTAATAATATTTAATATGCGGATGTGGTCATCCACGTTCCCAGTTATTGGAGCCATGATATCATAGAGTTAATAAATTACTGAAAAAAGTGGGTATTTTACCCCATTTTTTTTATAAAAATGATTAGCTGTGATATGGTGGTGTTGATTAAAAGAAAGTTTAAGGAGGAACAATGTTCTTCGATAGTATTAAACAAGCAGTAAAGAATGGTAGTAATGTAATACTAGAGAGCGATAACTTCACCAATAGCAGTATTGAGGAATTAATATTTTTAGCAGCTCAGTCAAAGAGTCATATCACTATTACAAACTGTAGCAAATTATCAACAAGTGAGTTTGAGGAAATGTCGAACTTAGGTAGAAATTTGATTACTTTTGATATGAGGAAGAAATAATGAAGCCCCTAAATCCCCTAAAGGGGACTTTAAGAGCGGGCAAGATGCCCACATTCCCAGTTATAGGAGGTTAAATGAAGTGGTATAAGATAGTTAATAAGGTAGAGCATACTGATGTCTATATCTATGATGAGATAGGCTTCTGGGGTACAAGGGCTTCTGATTTTGTGAAAGAGATTCGGCAGATTAAGAATGATATCATTTTACATATCAATTCACCAGGAGGGCAAGTCTTTGATGGATTGGCAATTTATAATTCTCTTAAAGCTCATACTTCAAAAGTGACAACTAAAATTGAAGGGATTGCAGCTTCAATGGCTTCTATTATAGCCTTAGCAGGAGAGACTATCGAAATGGCAGAGAATAGTATGTTTATGATACATAATCCTTTGGTCAATGTTACTGGAGACTCTGAAGAACTTAGAAAGAATGCTGAACTCTTAGATAGAATTAAAGAACAGATAGTTAATATCTATGTTAGTCACAGTAATCTATCTGCAGATGAGATAGGCAGTCTGATGGATCAGGAAACCTGGTTAACTGCTAAAGAAGCAAAGGAGAAAGGATTCATTAATTCAATAGTAGATAATGTAGTAGTTAGTAACAACTTTGGTCATCAATTCGAAGGTAAACAAGAGTACCAAGAGTGGATAAAAAACAATAAAAGAGAGGAGAATATGGAAGAATTATTTGAAGTTCTAGGTGTAAAAGATAAGGCTGAAGCAGTTGTTAAGATTGATTCTTTAACTACTGAGGTAACAGCTTTAAGGACAAAGAATCAGAAATTAGAAACAGAAGTAAAAGACTTAAGAAAAATCAATATCGAAGCTAAAATCAATCAAGCAATAAGTGAAGGTAAGATTACACCAGCACAGAAAGACTTTGCGACAACACTCATTAATAAAGATGAAGCTTTGTTTGATGAGTTTGTTAAAAATGCTGGTAATAGTAAGTCAGATCTGACTAAAACTATCACCCTAGGTGCAAATGCTGATGAAGAATTAACTTGGGAAGTTTTGATACAGGACCCTGAAAAGGCAGGAGAACTCTATAACACAAATCCTAAGTTATACGAAGAACTAAGAAACAAATACCTGGAGGATAACAGATAATGCCAAACGCAAGTAACACAATTTATGGTGATTTAATCACTACAGAAACTCTTAATGCAATTAAGCGTAAGAGCCAGGATAATAGATATGCAATGAGCTATTTGTATGATGTCTCAAAGTTTGCTAAGAAAGGAATGAAGGTGATTCATGTTCCTTATATTACAACTGAATCAGGCCAGACTGTGGGAATTGGTGAAGCTTTCGAAGCTCCTTCAGGTGCAGGGGAAGGTTCTATTGATTTAACAGTAGATCAAAAGGCAGGTAATCCTTTTATAATTCAGAGAGATACTGATTATCAGACTACAGTGAAAACATTGAAAGAAAAGTCTGCTGATTCTGGTTCTAACATCTTAACCAAAGAAGATGTTAATATCTTAACAGCTTTAATTGCAGCTATTCCTGCAGGACAAAAGGTTGATTTTGCAGGTCATGCAAGTACAGCTAATAAAATTACTTTAGATGACTTCATTAATGCCAGAAAACATCTCAATGAACAGAATGCTCCTATTTCGGGCAGATTCTGTTTGATTGGACCTGAACATGAATCTCAATTGTTCAAAATTGATCAGTTCGTCTCTGCTGATAAGATAGGCCAACAAAGCAAAATGCCTATTCCTAATGGTTTGATAGGTAGATTAATGGGCTTTGATGTTATTCTATTAAATCATCTTCCAAAGGTAGATAAAGCTGGTGCTATTAACTCTACTGCAGTAAAAAATGATAGTACTCCTGTTATCTTCGGCCACAAGTATTGCTATATGTATGGTAATCAGTTAATGGAAACTCTATCAAGTACTAATGACTTATCTGCTACTGATAGATATGTACCTTACAGAACATTTGGTAGAGGTAAATTAGAAGACAGCTGGGTTTATCAGGTCTCTGATAAAACTACTGCAGACCCAACTTCATAAGGAGGTAGATTATGGCTGTGAAACCAACTGCATTAGATAAACAAGTTAGTGATTTCCAGGAACAGATAGCTGTTTTTAACCATGGATCTTGCTGGATAGGAGATGATTCTTTTAGAGGTATAGGTGAAATTCCTGTTACAGCACTTTTAAGTCAAGAAGCATTTCAAGGAGAATTTCTGGATTTCTGTTTTGCTCCAATCTCAGATTTGGGAGAGAATCCAGGTAAAGAGGAATCTAAGGTAGCTAAGTTTAAAACAACAAACTTCTTAATTGAAGGTAAGCGTTCTAATACCATTGAACTGACTTTGATAGGTCTTAACCAGGCTAGAAAAGACTGGCTTGAAAGTCAGTTAAATAAAGAAATTAGGACTATTGCTTTATGGTCAGCTAATAAAGCAAGCTGTTTAATATTCAATGGCATGAGATGGAGCTATGAGAGAAGTAATGAGTTTAATGGCTTATATACAGCTACTATAAGTACTGAATACTCAGGTCCTACTAAGGATAGGTATTTTATCATAGATGGTATCCCTGAAACTGCTGTGTAAATCAGTAAGGAGAAGAGATGTCAGTATGCGAACACCACGAGAGTTTAGTAGGAGATATTAAAGATATCAAAAAGAAGTTAGATGGTAATGGAAGACCTGGGATATTAGAGAGATTAAGCAGAGTGGAAACTAAGCTAAATATAGTCATCTGGTTGAATGGGTTAATGGCTGGAATAATGATAGCCAGTGTTTTGAAACCGATAATAGGGGGATAACACCCCCTGTGTCCCCCTCACTGAGGGGGATAAATCACCCCGTCAGTGAAATACACCGACACCCCTTGAGTCGTCGCTAAAGCTATGCCGTCACAGGCCACAGAGGGGAATTAGAAGGAGGAAAGAGTGGATTTACTAAATCATCCTGCAGTAGTATCTGCATTAAGTGTGGTAGTAACAATGATTATTATAGGAGTAGTTTATTTGATTAGAAAGAAGATACTTTCTATCGATAGTGTACTTCCTACAGTGCAAAGAGTAATAGAAGCGATTCTGGGTGCTTCCAGGTATGAACATCCGGCATCACAAATAGAGAAGGATATTAAGAATATCCCTTCTGCTGAAATGGCTAAATTAGCTAAGAAACTGGCAACAGATAATCCTGTGCAGAAAGTATATGATATAGTAACAGAACCTGCCAGACGAGCGGGAGAGCAAGATTGTTCAGGTTGGCTTAAAAACTTAGCTACCGGATTAGGTCGAACGGCTATGACAGGGCTTGCTCAGGGATTAGCTAAGAAGCTGTTTTAGTGTATGTAAATTAAAAGAATGCCTGCAAGATGCAGGCGTTCCCAGTATTATAATGGAGAAATAAAACATTCGAGAGTAGTATAATAGGCTGGGTAGGTGGAAAGAGACTTTTAAGAAAAAGGATCATTCCACTTATCCCAAAACATAATTGGTACTGTGAGCCATTTGGTGGAGCAGGTTGGATTTTATTTGCTAAAAGCAATGATGCGAAAGATTGGAAAATAGAGAATAAACCGAATTACCGAGAGATATTTAATGATATTAATGGTGATTTGATAAACTTCTGGAGATATATTAAATACCACCCAGATGCTTTTCATAAGGAGTTAGAACAATACATGGCTTCCAGAGAGCTTTTTAAAGAGATGATAGAAATGAAACCTAGAACAGACTTAGAGAGAGCTGTATTCTTTTATTACAAGCTGTCTTGTTCTTTTGGTGGTTTATCTCGTTCATTTGCTTTAAGAGGAGGTTCTAACATTATCCCTCTATTCAATAAAGATAAAGTTGATAAAGCTTCTAAAAGGCTGGCTAATGTGGTAATAGATAATCTTAGCTTTGAGAAGTTAATTACTAAGTATGATAGGGATTTTACCTTCTTTTATGTTGATCCTCCTTATTATGAGAAAGAGAAACTTTATGACAGAGATTCTGTTGATGCTTTTACTAAGCATAAGGAACTTAGAGAGCTTCTTGGCAAGTTAAAAGGCAAGTGGTTACTCTCTTATAATGATCATCCTAAAGTAAGAGAATTATACAAAGGTTATGATATCCAGGAGGCTGAAACACTTTATTCTCTATCAGGGAAAACAATACCAAAGACAGAGATTCTGATAAAGAACTATTAAACAAGGGCAGACTGCGGTCTGCCTCATCTATTAAGGAGAAAGCAATGATGAGACATAAAAAAGCTGAATATATAGAATTAGCAAGAAAAATGCTTGTTAGACATGAAGGGTTGAAGAATAAACCTTATCGCTGTACTGCAGGTAGGCTAACTATTGGTGTTGGTCGCAACTTAGAAGACAACGGAATAAGAAAAGTTGAAGCTTACTTCATGCTTGATAATGATATTGATGAAGTAAGAGACAGTCTTGAAAAGAAGTATAACTGGTTTGAAAGACTTAATGCCGTTAGAAAGGCTGTTGTTATTGATATGGCTTTTAACCTAGGAATCTCAAGATTTGAAGCATTTAAGAAGACAATTGCTTTGATAGAATCTGGAGACTTCGAAGAAGCTAGTAAAGAGATGCTTAGATCAAAATGGGCTGTGCAGGTAGGTTATAGAGCTAAAGAACTATCTGAGATGATGAGAAGTGGAGAATATAAGGAGATAAGATGAAGGTATATGATGATATAAATACATTAAAAAGGGCTTGGGATATTTTAAAAGAGTGTGACTTAGAGTTTCTGTTAACTGGAATATCAGGAGACTTAGAAATAGATGCAGTTAAACTCTTAAACAAATTACTATCAGAAGACAAGTTAGTTGAATTTATGCAGGTTATTACTCATGATAATACTAGATCTTTTGAGTATATGAAACTTTCTGAGGTGGCAGAGATTGCGAATTCTTTTTTTACCACTTCTGGAGCAGGCTTGGGTGCTTTTCTGGGTCTAAAAAAAGCGTAAGCCATAAGCATAACATCTTTAGAGATTATTACTTATCATTAAGTATGTTAGGCTTAAACTGTAATGAGATAAGTATTGATGAAGCATACTATTACATAAACAAGGTTAATTCGGAGACTAAGAGATGAAACAGCAAAGATTAGTATTAAAAGTGGTTGTTGATGGTGACCAGGCTCAAGCATCTTTAAATCAGCTAGAAGGAACATCTAAAAACCTAGTTAATAAGATTGTAGATTTTGGTGTTAAGGGTGGTGTAGCCTTTTACGCTGTTAAATCTGCAGTTACTGGTCTTTATAATGGTATAAAGGGTTTGCTTGATGCTCATTTAGAACAAGAGAAAGCAAACAGGCTTGTTACTCTTGCCTTTAAAGAGCAAACTTCAGAGATGCAGAAATTTGCTAGTGCTATTCAGAAAGTAACTAACTATGGAGATGAGCAAACTCTGCCTTTAATGGCTAAGCTCTCTACTACTTATAAGCTTACAAGTGAAGAGATTAAACAATTAACTCCCTTATTATTAGACTTTGCTGATGCTAATGCTTCTACTGGGATGTCTATCTCTTCAGCTTTTGATCTTATGGGTAGAGCTGTTAATGGTAATACAGATATGCTAAGCAGATATGGTATAGAGCTTGATAAAGCAAGACTTAAACAAGAAGGTGTGAGCTACTTAGTAGAAAAGCTAGCTCAAGACTATCAAGGAACTGCCAGAGCTTTAGCTGATACCAGACTGCAATCTGCCAATGCTATTGGAGACTTGAAAGAAGAAATGGGAAGATTGCTTTCTAATGTAATGGATCCTTTTATTAGAAAGACTTTAGAAGCTACTTACAAGCTTAATGACTTCTTTTCTCAAATGGGAAAGAGTAACAATCTTAGCAAGGCAAATCAGGAAATAGCAGAGCAAAGTATTAGATTTGAAACTTTGACTTCCAGGTTAAGAGTTTTAGGTGATGTTACAAACTCTACTGATGCTGATAAAGAGCTTTTTAGATCTACTTTAGTTGAGCTTAAAGATACTTTTGGTGGCTATATTGGTGAAGTTGATACTACTATAACTAAATACCAGGATTTAGTAGAAGCTGTAGATTCTGCCAGGGATGCTATGATTAGAGAAGCAGGTTCTAAGATGGCATTAGCTGAGAATCAGGACCTTATTGAGCAGATAGCTAAAGATAAAGTCTCTATGCAAGAAAGCTATGACAACATTGCTGAATATCAGACTAAACTTAAAGAGTGGAAAGACTCTTATAATGAAGCTTTAGATAGTGATTTAGGTGAGGCTGTTTTATCTAAATATGAGACTTATATATCTAAGTATGAAGCTTTGATTACTGATAATGAAGAAAAGATTGAAAAGCTTAAAAACAACATTGAGACTTCCCACAAGAAGATTGATGATATTCAGAATTTCTATGCTTCTGCCTTTGAAAAGAATACAAGTCTCATAATTAATAGTCAAGGGACTTTCACTGAGAAACTCCAGGCTATTGATGAACTTTATAATAAGGGTAAGCTTGAGAAATTAAGCTTAGAATTAAAGCAAGCAAGAGAGACTTATGAAGCTATTTCTGAGAGTGAAATTGAAGCTAAATTAGAAGCTTATACTAAAATAAAAGAAATTGAGAAAGAAATTGAAACAGAGAAAGAAAACCAAAGGAAAGAAGCTGAAAGCAAAGAGTTAGAAAGACAGGCTTTAGAAGAGAAATATCTCTTGTTATCTATTGAAGATGAGAAAGAAAGAGCTATCAAAGAGATAGAAATACTTAGAGATAAAGAACTTGCTAAGGCTGATGAGCTTAGACTTGGTGCTGAGAAAAGAAAAGAAATAGAAGAGTATTATGCTAAAGAGATTGCTAAAGCAAAAAAGGCAGAAGAAGCACCTGAAGCAGACGTGACTGCAAAACAAGAGAAAGTATTCCAGGATAAACTAGCTCGTTTGAGAATAGAGAAAGAGCTAGGCTTAGCTACTTATGATGAGCTAAAGCAGGCTTTGAGTGATTATGCTGAATTTGCTAAAAAAGCTTATGGAGAGCATTCTAATGAATATCTTAATGCTCTTAATGATATGAGAATGGCAAATATGTCTTGGGGTTCTAACCTTAGAGATATCTGGAAAGATGCTTTTAATAACCTTTATCAAGAAGGCTTCGAAGAGGGAGAATATGGACTGGTTAAAAGAGAAGAAGCTTATATTAACTATCTTAACAGGCTTATATCTAAAGAAAAAGAAGGTTCTGCTACTAAGAAAGCTTTAGAAACAGAAGTTTATACCCATCAGCTTGCTTTAGAGAAATCAAAAACAGAGCTTGTGAAGGATGGAGTAGCTTCTACTTTAGAGATGGGTTCTAGGTTAATGACTGCTTATCAAGGGCAATCTAAATCAATGTTTAACATGGGTAAAGCTCTTGCTATTGCTAATGCAGGGATGAATACTTTTGAGGGTGTGACCAAGGCTATTGCTTCTTATCCTCCACCTATTTCTATCATTATGGCAGGTATTCAGAGTGCTTTAGGTCTTGCTGAGGTTGATAAGATTAGAAAGACAAAATTTGCTCCTAAAGCTAAGTATGGTGGTTTATCTGGCTTATTAAAAGGACCTTCTCATGCTAATGGAGGCATTTTAATAGAAGCTGAAGGTAAGGAGTATATCACCCAGGGTAAGAGAGTTGATGAACTGGGTGTTGGTTTCTTTGACTTCCTTAATTATGCTCCTTTAGAGAATATTAAGAAGGCTTTTAGTGGAGTGTCAATCCCTGATGTTCCTGGTCCTGTAGTAAGTCCTAACTTTGCTTATGCTACAGGTGGCCTAGTATCTTCAAACAATTCTTTCATTAATGATTTAATCACAGAAATCAGAGCTTTAAGACAAGAATTTAGAGAAAAGAATATGACTGTAAATAACTATATTTCTGCCAATGAAGTGATTGATAAAGCTGATAGTGCTAAGTTTAATGAAAAGAATGAAGAAGGAAGTATTGTGAGGAGCAGATGGTAGATTATAGAGTAGAGTTTGTTTCTGCTGAATTTGGCTTTAATCCTGTAGTTTATAACTTCAATACTGGTTTAGTTAATATAGAATACTCCCCTCAGAAGGTAGCTATCAATAACAACTTTGACCAGGAACCTGATAGAGTTGAAATTGAGATTATTCTGGATGATTGGCTCAAGGCTAACTTGGTTAATGGACTTGAAGTTAGAAATGCTATTAGTAGCTATGATATTAAGGTTTATAGGGGCAATATCCTTGATTTTAGAGGTGCTGTGCTTTTAGAGGGACTTGGATTTAAACATCCTGATAAAGTGCTTAAATTTAAGGCTTATTCCTATTCATATTTGCTGAGTTTAGAAAAGGACACTACTTACTTCCCTGCTAATAGGACTTTAGATCTTATCATGAGTGGGATAAGTCAGAAGGTAGCTGAAAGGTATAACAGAACTTCTAACTTCCTAGATAAAAACATTATCTATAATAATACTGAGCTGACTGATTATCCTTTCTATGAGATAGCCTCCTTTTATGAGACTGCCTGCTTAGAAAGGACTTCAGATATTGGTTATGACAGCTATACTCTTCCTTTTCACAATGATGCTATAATAATTAAGTTTAGGAGGATTGATTGGGTTATCACAGAAAGAGATGTACTTAATCAAGGAGATAACGACTATACTTTATTAATGAGGAGTTTTGTTGCTGAAATATCAAATAAAGTCTGTATTGATATGGATATCCAGAGTGAGAAGATTGGAGTTTATTCTTCTCTTGATAGTGCTAGAAACGCTATTGAAACAGCTAAAGAAGATTATCCTGAACACTATGAAGACACTTCTTGGATTGGCAGGAGAGAGTATTCCTTCCTTGAGATATACGGAACTACTTATAAGGTTGCTTCTAATAATAGAACTCTTACCATTTCAGGCAAAGTATTTCCAACTTCTTTAATCTTAAAATCTGATAATAGAAAGTATCTTACTGCTTTAAAATGCTTCCTGGTAATTCATAACTTTACTATTATCAAAAGAGAGGCTGATGGCTTCTTAAGGATAGTCAGAAACCACTGGGGTAATACTGATCATGGAGATATAACAAGTGATGTAACTGAATGCGAGGAGATTAGAAATTTTAAGCAGGTAGTGCCTGATTTTAGCTGTTTAGATGCTCTCTACAATTCTGCTGAACCATTGATAATTCTCTTAACTGACTATTATACTTCAATTGCTAATAAAGCAGTAAAATACAAGCTTAAAATAGATGATATAAACAAGAATAACCTGTCTGTCTTTGATATAATAAGAGTTAAGGAAGAACAGTTATTCCTTACAGAGCTTAAAATAGATTATGTCAAAGATGAATACCAGGCAATAGCATGGAGGACTAATGTATAATAAAGAAGTAAGATTTATCAGAATAGCTTCCAGTGTTTCAATGCTTACCTTAGAACATGCTGAAGTAGATTATTCTCCCCATAAGAAGTACTTAATTGATAAGACTAATGCCTATGATCCTACTATAATGATTAGGAGAGAGCCTTATTATGAAGATAGCTTTAAAGTTGATGCTATTCTAAATACTGATCAATATAACGAGCTTAAGGACTACCTAATGGAAGAAGGGAAACTGTATATAGAATATTATGATGAGACTGGTAAGAAGCAATTCCCTGTGATTATAGAGAAATACCCAAGTCAAGTTGATGACTTAAGATACTTTACTGAAGTAACAAGAATTGAATTAAAAGCAATATATAAAGAACTATCTCCTATTAACTATGATGAGGCTCCTGGATGGGGCAATTCATGGGGTTTAAGCTGGGGATTCTAA